GCATTGATTGCATCAATGACCCTATTAGCCATGTTCTCCACGCCATCGATAATCATGTTGATGATGCCCTTTATATCCTCCCAGATGCCGTCCCAGGTCTCCTTTGTCTTTTCCTTTACCGTGTCCCATGCACCGGTAATCGCGTCCTTCATGGCCGTGAACTTCTCATCCACTGCCGTCTTGATTGTATCCCACAGGCCTGAAACAAATTCCTTGATACCTTCCCATATCTCGGATGTCTTGCTCTTAACATTCTCCCAGGCCGTGCTGATGGATGTCTTAATGGCATTAAATAATGCATTAGCCAAGGACTTAAGCCAGTTCCAGATGGTATTCAGGAGTGCCTTAATTCCGTTCCAGATGGTGTTGGTTACCCCGGATATAGCAGTCCAGGCCAGGTTAACAACATTTTGAATGAATGTTACGGCTCCAGATACAAGCTCCTTCAAGGCATCCCAGATACCGGAGAATATCTCCTTAATTCCTTCCCAAGCGAGGCTCCAGTCACCAGTGAACACGCCGACAATGAAGTCAATCACACCACCAAGCGCCGTGAGCAATCCCTCTATGATGCCGGAAACGGATTCCCAGAATCCGAAGAATGTGTCAATGGCATCCTGTAAACATGTAGCTATGACTGGCGCTACGTTGGTTATGAACCACTCAATGAATGGCTGTATGACCCCTGTCCACAATTTGGTGACCGCATCAGCCACTTTTCCACCAAACTCCAGGAACTTATCAATCAGCGGGCTCAGGTACTGGTCCTTAAATTCAACGAATCGGCCCGACAGGTTCTGCAATACTGGAAGGAAATATGTGTTGTAGACATCAAGCAACAGTGTTCCGATTTCCGTGAACCCCTGTTTGAAGGTTGCCAGCATTGGCGCCACATGCTCATCATATGTTGCGCCAATCTTTTCAAAAGTTTCCGCAACCAAATCTTTGATTGTAGAAAAGATAGGTTCAACCGCGCTGAATGTATCCTCCAGGGTTGTCCTGATATAATCCGCATTTTCTATGAACGGGGCCGTAATGGTGTCCAATACATCCGCCGCAAAAGTCCCTGCTAGTTCCGTACCACCCATGAAAGCTTCGGAAAATATCCCAATGATATCAGCTGTAATCTGCTTTGCACTGTTACTCCTGAGGGATGAAAATACCGTTGCAAGTGCTTTGGAAAAATTCCCACTTATCTCCGCGATGCGTGAGCCAATATCAAACATGGACACGATGTAATCCCTGATTCGTTCACTATTCTGCTGCAGGAACAGGCTGATTCCGCCCAGAAGGTTATCCGCTATGGATGCCCCGATGCTCGCCATGGAGCCCGCAATCTTGCCCAGGTTGATGGCCAGGATGTTAGTGAACCTGGTGGCGGCCTGTTCTACCTCTGGGGATGTGAAGATATCCGTCAGGCTGTCCTTGATACTCTGGATGGACTCCTTCATGCTGTCCAGGACGCCCATGTCGCCAAATCCGACCTTGAACCCGGCCATGAACAGGTTCTTAAGTTCATTGGCCTTTTCAATCAGCCCCGCGTATTTGCTGTCCATCTCATCCACGGCCGATGTATCAAGTTCGCCCATGTCAAACTCATCCGCAGCATATCCACCGTCTGCTCCGCCTCCGGAACCTCCCCCGCCGGAATCCGTATCAGGATTAATGATATTGAGCTCATCAATGCCTGTGCTGACACTTTTCATGTTCTTTGCGGCCTTCTTGGCGGCACTTCCGGCCCCTCCGGCAGCCGCCCCGGCCTTATCCGCAGACTGGGCCATCGCATCCATACCGGCCGTGGCCGCGGATGCGCCTCCCCCACCCTTCCTCCCGGTCACCATCTCCGTGAATGCCTTGAAGGCATTGGCCAGGCTCATCAGCTTACTGATGATGCGGTTGATTACCTGGATGACCGGGGTCAGCACATTGATGAGCCCCTGACCGATTGTGGCCTTGAGGCTGTCAAACTGCAGCTTCAGGACACGCACCTGGTTTGCCCAGCCATCCGCCGTCCGGATGAAGTCCCCGGATGCCAGGGACAGCTGGTCCTGCACGAACTTATACCGCAGGGCAACCTTCTCGGCCTCTGACATCTTGGCTGTAACCTTGCCATAGCCGTTTGCCAGGGCATAACTGTCCAAAGCGCTCTGGGTCATGACGATGCCCAGGTCCTTAAGGGTCTCCGTCTCACCCGTGAACACGGATTTCAGCTTTGTATAGGCCTCGTCCTGGCTGATGTTATAGAAGGATGCCACATCACCGGCCAGGCCAGTCAAGGTCGTGGACATCTCATAGGCTGCCTGCTCACCAAAGCCGAATGCCTTGGCCATTGCACCAAAGGTGCCGGTAAACTTCTTAGCCATGGTCTCGGATAAGCCGAAGGAGGTTATGGCGTTCTTGGCGAAGTCATCCACCTGTTTAGACATCCGTGGAAATGTGACATCCACCACGTTCTGGACTTCCGCCAGGTCGGAACCCAATTCAACGCACTGCGCACCAAAGTCTATGATTTTTTTTACTGCAAAGGCCGCCGCAAGGGTTGCACCTGCCTTCTTGGCCAGTCCCTGAATACCAGCCATATGCTGCTTGAATTGATTCTGGTTGACCACAAGGTCAAGGCCAATCTGGCCTACACTGTCAGCTGCCATACATATCACCTGCCTTTTAATTCAAAAGCAGGCTCTGGCTCGCTACTCCTTTGGTGCGGCTCTAGGCTCTGTCATTTTTACATCCAACCTGTTTATGGTTTTACACCTGGGACATTTAATCTCCCCCTTGACGTATTCCGCCAGGAGGAGGGTCTGTCCACACCTTACGCATCTTACTTTCTCAATCTTAATCACCTCCGCACATGGCCGCGAACATCCTCTCCAGGCCGGCCATCTCCTTCCCGAAGGTTTTCTCATCCATTTCTTTCATTTCCCGTTTCCGCCAGTCATCATATATCCGGCGCTGGTCCTTGGTGTAATGCTTGATGATGTCCTTATCCGTCTCGGACCGGATGGCCACCACCCGGCCAAGGGCGGTCTCCGGGGACAGGCCGGCAATCAATGCCCTGAACTCGTCCCAGGAGACTGACTCAAACTCCTTCGTCCGTATGCGTAGCCCGTACTGCGACAGGAAGCTGGAGACAATCAGGTCCCAGTCCCCAAACATGTCGTAGTACGGGTCACTGCTCTCCCGGGCTGTCTACCTCATCGGTTATCAGTTGTATGGATTCCATAATGACTGTAACCAAATCCTTAAATCCGATTTTCAGCTTTTCAATCTTCTTCTTGGACTCTTCGGGGAGCATCAGGTTGTAGGCCTGCAGGACTTCATCCATTCCGGGGTCATCCGCCGACATCAGCCCCATGACCTTAAGCATGGTCGGGGCGTCTGCATTGACCTTCAGTACCTCACCCTTGATTACCAGGGATGGGTTTTCCTCAAAGCTCAGTTTATCTGTGATATCTACTTTCCTTGCCATAATCCAATCCTCCTTATGCTCCCGGTGTAGGCGCCGGCGTGAATGTCGGGGCGCCATATCCCGTCACTTCAAACTCCAGCGTATCAATGTTGGTCGTATCGCCGCCGCCCGGTGTGGTCACGTTCACGACCACATCACAGGCCAGCTTTGCGCCGGATACCATGGTCCACTCAAACTTCGTCATGACGTCCTGGCCAAACTTCCAGGCCAGGCCGGCAATATAATCGTTGCCTGGGTCACCGACCGACCTTTTCCCTTTGAAGGAAAAGCCCAGCTTTTTCCCCGTCATGGATGACTTTGACCAGCCTTTCGCGTCCATGGGGTACCATTCCTCCACGGTCCCATCAATGCTGGGCGCAAAGTTCTCCAAATCCAATGGCACGACCATATCCTCCTCTGTACTCTCAAGCCCTTTCGTGCCAAACTTAAACACATTGTTATGCACCGGATAAACCCTTCCTGCTGCATCTGGCATAATCCATACCTCACTTTCTCTGATATACAAAATCCAGCCATATTACATATTCGTATACGCCCTTATCATCTGTCCCTACGTCAACCGGTTCCGGTACCTGGAGGATGATACAGTTGATGGGTGTATCCCCTATGGATAGGCTGGATACGTTTTTAAGTTTCTTATATAGCCCATAGGCGGCCTGTTCCGATGCCTGTACGTCCCTGTCCCAATGGACTAGCAGGGAGATGCGCCGGATGTCGTAACTGCTGTAGTCATGGCCACCCAGGGCCATCACAGGAGGACCACTGCCCTGGCGGTGGTACACGCCGATGGAATGGTCCTTCTTGTTGTTCAGCTTCCCGATATTGACATTCCTGTCGTCCGTAATCCCCAGGCCTCCTATGTACCCACGGATATCGTCCAGAGCCAGCATCACACACCACCTACTTTCTTATATAGCCGCTTAAAGGCGTTCCTGGCAAAATCCTGGCTCACTCCACCAGGCAGCCACGGTTCGTACCATTCACCGCCGGCAAACGGGTTCTCATCCGTCTGGAAGTCATATTCCGGGTGGTAGTATAGGCGCCGCGCATAGGGCGTGCTGGATACCAATGTTGTCTTTCCCTGCTTCGATTCACTGTAATCCACAAAGGCGCTTTCATTCTGCAGGTTACCGCTGTCAAATGGCATCACCTGCGCCTGCACCACCTCTGTGTGCAGGGCCTCCGCAGTCATCTCCAGGGCAGTCACTGCCGCCTGTGTCAGCTGTTTAATCCGTGGGAAATTCATTTTCACGGTTGATTTTACCTGCATCAGACCACCTCCAGCTGGCAGTAATTCACTGTCCCGTCCGGATTCCTGGCCTTCATCCCCTGCTCAATCCTCCGCTCCTCCCCGAATACAGTTACGGTACCCCCGCTTAAGGTTGGAAAGTCCGGGGCAATATCCCCAGGGAACATGGCCGTGCCGGTTATCTGCACCAGCTTCTTTTCCGCAGTCAGGATGGTCTTGGCGCGGTCCTGGAAGTTGCATTTCAAGTCCAGGTCCAGCACCCGCTCCGGCTGACCATGGTGGTCTGTATCCTCTGACTCCAGGCGGATGTGTATGTCCGTCCTACAGAGCCGTCTTGGCACTAAGCATGGATATTTCATTGCCTCACCTCGCTAACCGGCAGCACAGGCCTGTCTGGGACAGCAGGGCGTACACATCACGCTTCATGGCAACCCCCTTATCCGTGAAGACGTTCCAGGAACTGCCGAACTGTGCGGATACACCGTTGATGCTATAGCCCTGCAGGATGGTGTTAATCTCATCCGCATTTTCCCATTCAAAGTCTGCCTGCTGGCACACCACGTCCTGGATGACATCCTGCTGGAAGGCCGTCAGGTTGGAAAATCCCTGACCTACAATCCGGTTGTAGGTCAGGGAATCAATGTGACGGCTGGCCTGCTTAAGGGCCCTGTCCAGCTCATCCATGGGGATTACCGTCCCCTTGTATGCATCACAGTAGTATTCATATGTGACATAAGGTTCATAGGGCATGTCATTCACCCGCCTTTTTGCTCTCCGCTTTCCTTGCTGGCTGCTGGAGTGCAGCAATTTCTGCCTTCAGCGCCCCATTTTCGGCATCCCTCTCAGCCACAAGTGCCTGAAGGCGTTCGATTTCCTTGACTGCCTTCATATATTCGCTGAAAGCAATCTTCTTCTTCGGCGAATAATCCCGCACGTTCCCGTCATCATCGTAGATGTCGTATCCATCCTTCAGATAACGCTGTGCCTCCTGTTCGGTATTGATTGTATATACCTTGTTCTCCTTCTTTGCCTTCATCCTACTCACCTGCCTCCACGTTGATGATACACGCTTTCTTCAGTTCCTGGTCCAGCGCGAACGTGCCGTTGTAACGCCTGTTCTGGTACAGGTAGTTATCGGCCGTCCTGGAATCATGACCGGGCGTGTATGTGTTGATGTATGCATACTTCACGCGGGATACCTGGGCTTCCGGGTCCACCAGGACATAGTTGATTTGCTTACCGGTCGAATCCGCTTTGTATCCCTCTGTAAAGTCATAAGCTGTCTTAAACCGCTCCAGCGGCACCGTCCTGATTTCCCCCAGGTCATCCATGGAGTGTACCCGGCGGTCAATTCCGTTGCTGCCCCCATTCACCGCCATCACACGCTGGATGCCCTCTGCGTTCTTCAGTGTCTTGCGGTAAGCAGCCGTGCAGAACAGGATACAGCGGGACAGCGGCACCCCCAGGTCCTCAAACATCTCGCAGTTATCATCAAAGTCTGCCAGGATATTCGCTGTTGTGATGGGCGTTGTCCTGATGGTTGCACCCACCCTGGATGCCTCCGTATACAGCTTGGAGAACGTGTAGCAGTCCAGTTCCGGGATGGCCTGCCTTTTCTCAAACCGTGCCTGGATGTTGGCAATCGCAACAATCTGGTTGGTCTCATCCACGTCCATCGGGTCAACAAAAAACTCAATGTCACGGTCGTGGTCAAGGGACTTGGTCTCAAAATCATTGGAATAGTTACCGCTGTTGTACCCCAGCGTGTTGCGGTCATGGTCCTTGTACCCGCTCACGGACAGGCGCGGGAGCTTGATGTCCTTCGCCCCGACAATCTTGATATCCTCATTGGTGTGATACAGCGGGTCCGAAATCAACTCATGTCCATACATGTCAAGGATTCTTGTGTGGAACTGTGTAACATAACTTAATACTGCCATAATTGTCTAACCTCCTATTTTTTCTTTACCCCGAAGATACGGTCAAGTTCCGTGTCCACGGTCTGCTGCGTCTGGCCTCCGCTGGCTGCGCCCACCTGAATAAATCCAGTTGAGCCTGCCGCCTGGGGTTTCAGTGCCGGCACGTCCTCCAGCACCTTGTTCAGGGCTGCCTTAAGTGCCTCATCATTGATTTTCCCATCCTGCCCCGTGACCTGGCTTAAGTCAGCCATCTTAAGGACATAGGGAATCGTTTTAGTGTCAATCCCCAGTGATACCGCCGTCATGGTGGCTGCACTGTCAACCATGGCCTTCTGGGCAATGGCCTGGGCCTGGGTGAGCTGCTGCTGGATTGCGCCTATATCTGGCTGCTGTGCCGCCTTCTGCTGCTTGAATGCGGCAATCGCCTGCTCCATCTCTTCCTGACTGAGCCCCTGCTGCTTGAAGTAGGCTTTCAGAGCCGTATCCTCCTTAGCTGCCAGGGTTCCCTCCAGCATCTGCTGGATTTTGGCATAATCAATTATTGGTGATGCCGCCTGCTGGCTGGCCTGGGCTCCCTGCTGCTGGGTCTGTGCCCCTCCCTCGCCGCCTGCCCCGCCTGCGGGCTCTGCAAATAACTGTAAGTTCATTGGTAACATGTCTCTCATCGTCAATACCTCCATTTTAAGGGTGTCACCCTGTAATTTTTATTGCATCCATTGTCATCAGTGTCACTGGCCACGCAGCAGTTTTAAGCCATGCTCGTGTTTGGGCGTAAAAATAGCACCCAGGATAGTCCTGCGTGCTTAACATAATCTACAACCAGTCCGTTTCATGTCTCTCGTTACAGCCTTACTGATTTCGTCTACATCCAGATGTGCTGTAACATCCGTGGGAACTTTCGTCACGGCCGGCTCGTAAGTTGCAAGGAAGATATCCGGCTTACACGGATATATCTCCCCAGCTACACCACGGATAATGTAATCCCCCACACTGGCCTCACGTACACCTTCCAGAGTCCGAATCATGAATTTCACATCCGGTGTCCCTGCATTTTCAAACCACGCCATCTTGCTTTTGATAGCCTCGATAATCCATTCAGGGTCATCCTCCTGCTCTGGTCCTCCTGTCCACTGGAATGCCTCAATTACCACTGGTCTTTTCCTGTACTTCATTCTTGCTCCTTCCTGTTGCGATATCGCAACAAATAAAATACCACCGGCCATTACTGACTGGTGGTATTAAATATTCAACACATCGAACATATCTCGTTTTTCCGTTAAGCACTTTCTCAGAAGATTCACATACTCATCATGGTCTGAAATTTCTATCTCGATATCCCCATTTGGGTCATATCCAAATAGTTTCCTATACCCCTCCCTAAGCCTTAACAATTCTTCACTTTTGGGGCCATAATACATTACGTATCCACCTCCTTCAAAACGTTCAACACCTTTTCATACGTGCCTGGCAATAAATCCTTTAACATTTCTAAATCCTTTGGATGGTTCTGGTACAGGGACCTTCCAATCTGGGCCCACGCCTCGCGTTCCACGTTAAGCGGTATATCCCAATATCCCGGTTTATGATGCCCATATCCCATATCAATCTCACCGTAGGATAAACCATGCAGGATATCAGACAATCCTCGATGCTCCTCTTTTATAACCTTATTCCCCAGCTCCGTGATTTCAAATTCATCTGGATAAAGTGATTGTATCATACTCTCAATATCATTTCCATATCCAGCAGCCCGATTTATTAACAGTTCTGAATCTGCCTCCAGGGTATTAAGGAGTACCCGACCTCTTGATATACCGATTCTATCATCCATCTCATGAAACAACTCATGTGCAATGATCCTGTCGTCAGCGGAGCTCCCAACCATGACCATCTTTTTCGCTTCATCGTACCGGGAGTTCGGTTTATCCCACTTTCTCAACCCTACCCTGCTTAATGACTTTGAAAGGGTGTTCTTTACATTTTCATTAGGGTTGCTCTGGATTCCTTCTTCAAGGTTCTCATTTATGGATACCAATTCAGAATCTGGCTTAGTGAATATACCTTTAATCCTGTCAAATATATCACCTTCATACTTCCTATCCCACTCCTGTTTTTTCAACTTGTACTGCTTTTTATTGTCCTTATCCAAAGAATATTCCGCCAGCCGCCCATACTTCTCCGCCTGCCTCTTTGCATACTGCTGCTCAGCTTCCTGCTTATTGGCCTGACCGACCGCCTCCAGTTCCTTCTCAGTCCAGGCATCGTCCGTCGTGGAGATGCCGGGGAAGTAAGTCGTATGGCTGTCCTTGCATCTGGGGTGATACAGTCCGGCCTCAATGGCCTTACTCATTAGGGGATATGGACCGTCTGACTTCTTCCCGCCAGACCAGACATCATCAATCAGGACTTTGCCTACAAAAGGCAGGCACTTCGGACACGGGTTCCCACGTTTGGCCATGATGACCGTGGTAATTCCCCATTCCTGCCGCTTCTCACCCTCGCCCTGTAGATAGGCCCGCTTGGATGCCGTCCGGATGGCCATGTCGGCATAATCTGCCAAGGTGTGGCGGGCACCGTTGGCATACTCCACACAGTTCAGTCCCTTGGAAAGCATGTCCTTGGTAGCCATATCCACGGCCTTCTCATAAGTGCCTGCGCCGCTGTTTGCATAGACCTGGGCATTAAAGATGGCCTTCCGATACTGGTCGTTAGCCATGCGGAGAACTGCGGTCTCAGCCCGCTCCATGTCATTGGTAGTGGCCTTGATAAGCGCTTCCAGCTTACGGTCATTCAGCCGGAAGAACTCTGCAGTGGCTCCCTTGCTGATTTTCCTGGCCGGAAATCCTTTGCGTATTGCATTCAGAATCTTGATTTCCTGCTGCATGTTTCCGGTCTGCCTGGCCTGTCTGATAAGCTCACCCATCTCCTTGTTTAAGTCCCGGAACTGCTTTCCATACCGCTTTTGGTTGTCCTTCTTGTACTTTTCCAGAGCTTTCATCTGTTCCGTCTGCCACATGGACCACTCAATGCCCTCCTTCGTTTCCTCGGCCCGGTGCCGGTCCATGTTGCGTATCATAGACTTGATAAGCTCATCTTCAACGACTCGGAAAGCAGCTCCTATATCATACTCATTCAGGGCAATCACCTCCCATTTGCGTAGACCTTGTAACCGCCGGCCTTAAACTGCCGTATCAACGCCTTGAGCTGTGTGACGCTGCTACACCTATCACAGCGCAGCTCCGCATACCCCTGTTTCTCAATGGCGTAGATTCCCAGCGGGACCTGTTCCTTTGCCACCTGCAGCAGCCCCTGATACTCCTTCTGGCTCATCTGATATAGGCGGTTCATTACCTTGACTTTCATACGGTTCCCCTCCCTCTATGTTCAGCTGAAAGCCACCGGCAGCCGTACTAATCCCGGGTTCCTCCACTTCCGCAATGCCCTGCTCTGCCTTCAGCCGCGCTATCTCCTCCTGTTTCCACGCCTCGTCCTTACTGTCCCCATACAGTTCCTCCACCTGGGCCTCAATGCTCATCATGGGAGCACCGGGCCGGGCCTTGGCCAGGGTCTCCACCTGGCTCTCAAAGGATGGGTTGGCGTACTCGCCGAATGGGATGTCCACCTTAACCTCCTCAACCGGCTGTTTCAGGAGGATGTGATAGGCATTGATTGCCCCGCCGACCAGTTCCGGAAGTGTCTCCTGCAGGGCCTCCACGATGGCATTCCGGGTGTATAGGGTGGCCTTCTCCTTCTCGCGCTGGGCTTCGGCGTTATCCAGCTTTTTTACATCGATGCCCAAAGTGGACGGACTGATGACGCCCTGCAGGCAAAGGTCCAATGCCGTACAGTAGGATGCCAGGTAGCTGTCATGTGGGATGGCCGGCTGTTCCGTGTTGACCTTGTTATCGGCCTTTTCCGACATATCGTTATCAGACGCAAAATACCGGTTGTCAAATG